CAAACAAAAGGAACTCCAGCTGAAAAGCAACACATCCAACAATTAAAGCAACTTAACAATAAGAAAAAAGCATTAGCAAACGAATTAGACCAAAAGGTTAGTGGTTTGTATAAAGATGCCGAATTAAAGGTTGATGAAATGAATGTTACTGGTAATGTTGATGGATATGGTACTCCATTTGCGTTTGGTAAAGGTGAAGATGAAAAAACAAAAGGTAAAAGACAAGCTGATTTAACTGGATATTCAGTAGTTAAAGAAAATCGTTGGTTGGAATTAAAAAATGAAGAATCAACTGCTCAATCGAAAATAGGTAGAGGTATATCTAATATCAATAAACAATTAAGAGAAATGGAAAGATTTCTTAATTGGTATGGTAAGATTAAGAACGAAAGTGGAGTAAATAATAAAACTTATTGGAAAAGAACAAATAGTCATATTTATACTATAAAGGAACGATTATTAAAATTAGACCAAAAAATTAGACAAATTTCAGAATAATGAAGCTATCTCAATTAAAAGAACTTGTTAAGCAAGTAGTGAAAGAAGAACACGATTATCAACAACTTTTTAAACATATGTTAGATAAAACTGGTAAGTCAATTACTGATATGTCTGATGAAGATAAAAAGAAATTCTTTAACGCCGTAGATACTGCATACAAAGCAAAATCTGAAGGTAGACTAACAGGATACAACGAAGCTGAACTAACTGCAGGACAAAAGAAAATTGATGTAGATGGTGATGGTGAGATTGAAGGTTCGGATTTAGCAGCATTAAGAGCTAAAAACGAATCGGTGAAAAAAAAAAGGTAAATGAAAATTTAGCAATTGATATAGTAGCCGCTTTAAGTGGGTTTATTATTGCTAAAATTATTTTTTATTATATGGTTGATTTAGTTGATAAAGGTATGAAATACTTTACAGCTAAAAAAGATTATAAAGAACCGGTTCAAAAAATATTAAATACTGTATCAAATGATGAGAATTTCATAGATAAGGTATCTGATATGGTTGATACGAAAAGAGGAATTGATAATATAACGGCTGATAAAATAGTTAAATCTCCATTTATTCAGAATTTAATTTCTAAAAATGTTGGTGATTTAGATAAAACGGAATTAGAAAACCAATTAAAAACTATATTTTTAAAGTCTTGGGCAGATAAATCAATTACTGATAAGGCGATAGAAAAAGTTAAAAAAGATATAAAGTAAGATGAATAAAGGATTATTGATAGAAACCCATTTGTTTGAAGCAAAACTTCAACAAGAAGAAAATGGAACTTATTTAGTTAAGGGAATCCTACAAAGAGCAGGTGCTCCTAACCAAAATAATAGAAGATATCCTAAAGATATTTTAGAAAGAGAGTGTAACAAATATCAACAACTTATTAAAGAAAGAAGAGCATTGGGTGAATTAGACCATCCAGATTCTCCGGTTATTAACTTAAAGAATGTATCACATAACATTAGAGAAATCTTTTGGGAAGGTGATGATGTATGTGGAGTAGTAGAAATACTTTCTACACCATCCGGTAATATCTTAAAAGAATTATTAAAGAACAATATCCGTTTAGGTATTTCATCTAGAGGATTGGGTTCGGTAAAAGAATTAAGAGATGGTACGGTAATGGTAGCAGAAGATTTTGAATTGGTAGGTTGGGATTTTGTATCTAACCCATCAACACATGGAGCATTTATGGCACCTTTGCAAGAATCAAAGCAATGGGCTAAAATAGCAGAGGAATGTGGTAAGTGGTGTAAATCACAAGATTTGATGAGAGAAATTATAATAGAATTAAACTAAATAATATGAAATTAATAAATTTACTACCTGGAAAACAAGTTAATGTTAAAGAATCAATTGATGATTTAGATACAACATTGCCTCAATCAGTAGAAAGATATTTAGATAGAATGGTAAATCAAATTAAGGGAATGAACCTTAATCGTAAAAAAGAAATTCTTGTATTAGCTAGAGTAATTGATGCTATGGGAATGGATAAAGCCGAATTAATGAGATACATTCAGAAGATAAAACAAAATGATATTTTAAATAAAAAATAATGATACGTTTAAAAGATTTATTAAACGAAACTGAAGAGTTTCAACAACTTCCAACTGAATTGAAAAAGCATTTCTTAGAAATCATTTCAACATATAATCAGCATAGAGAAGGAATGAGTAGAAAATCCGATATTATGCAAATAGCAGAAACATTGGGTGGAATTGCAGATGCTGCACAAGAATATACTTTAAGAGAAGGTGGTGATTGGTTTGATAGAGTTACAATCAAACGTAACATGAATGAACTAAAAAAATTACAAACAGGATTTGAAAAAGAAGCAGTTGAGGCACAATCTCAACAACAAAGATTAGAAGCTCTATATGAAGATATGGGACACGTTTTAGGAAGATACTTTGAAATAGCAGATTTATCAGAAGATGTTATGAAACAAAGATTGGGATTAAGAGAGTGTAAAACTTGCAATAAAACAAAATAAATGGAACAATTAGCATCACTATTATTACAAAGTAGAACACAGGCTCATTCATTTCATTTAGGTGTTAAAGGAATAGGTTCTCATTCTGCACATCTCGCATTACAAAATTACTATGATTCAATTGGTGGATTGATAGATGGTTTAGTTGAAGCATATCAAGGACAATATGGATTAATTAAATTACAACCTGTTAGTGGTTTAGATGCAAATAATGATATTAAAAATATAATTACATATTTTGATAAACTTTGTCAAGCAGTTGCAAAATTAAGAAAAGAAGAAAAATTACAAATGAGTTGGTTACAAAACGATATAGATACGGTTGTAACTTTATTATACTCTACAAAATATAAATTGATAAATCATCAATAATAGATGTTAGTAGTAAGTGTTAAGGGTGGAAATATAGAGTGGGCAATAAAGGATTACAAAAAAAGAGTTCAGTCCATAAAACAAATAGAAGAACTTAGAGAAAGGAAAAATTTTATTAAACCTTCCAAAAGAAAAAGATTACAAAAAGAAGAAACTATAAGAAAAAATAAACTATTTTAATATTTTTCTTTAGTTTTCTAAAAAGTTATATACTTATTATCAAATATCCCATTCATATGGGATTACTTTTTACGATATAGTTGATTAATGAATACTCTTTTTTATAAAGTGTGACCGAACAATCAATATAATTCTATTGGAGTTTCCTACAAATAACTTCACAATCAAAAATAAGGAGAACAACAAGATGGCAAATTCAAAATTATTGAAAGAAGCAATCGCCGATGCCAAAGCCGTTAAAGAAACCGCTTTAGCAAACGCAAAGTTAGCTCTTGAAGAAGCATTTACACCAAGACTTCAATCAATCTTATCTCAAAAGATGAGAGCTGAAGCTGAGGAAATGGATGCTGACCAAGAAGCAACAAACGAAGAGTTAAGTTCAGATGGTATTGGTTCTAAAACCGATGCTGGATACGCTGAAACTCCTGGTGCAACCCCAACTTTAACTGCACAAACTGATTTATCAGTAGGTGTAGCAAAAGATAGTGGTAAGCCGGAAACCGCTGGTACTGATTACGAAAAAGTAGCAGATATCAACGAAGAAGAAGAAAACCCTTTCGCTGACCAAGAAGGTGATAAAGATGCAGAAATTGCAGAATTGAAAGCTAGATTGGCAGAATTAGAAGGTGGAGAAGAAGAAGAAGCCCCAATGGAAGGCGAATACGGAATGGATTCCGAAGAAGCCCCAATGGAAGGCGAATACGAAATGGATTCTGATGAGGAAAATCCAATGGAAGCTGATGAAGATTCGGAAGATTCTAATTCATTAGATGCAATCATTAGAGAGTTAGAAGCACAATTAGGTGATGACGAAGAAGGTGCAGAAGCAGAAGAAGGAAGCATGTATGAAAATCTTGCTGATGGTTCTGAAGCTGGTACTGACAAAGGCGAAGACCCTAAAGTAGTTGTAACTAACGAAGCGGAAGATGAAGATTCTAAAGATGATGTAATCGATTTAGAAGAAATCTTACGTGAAATGCAAGATGGTATGAAAGATGATGATGAGAAAATGGATGAAGCTGAAGAAACCGAAAAAGATAAGGAAATCGAAGAAGCTTACAAAACTATCAAATCATTACAAAGAACTATCAACGAAGTTAATTTGTTAAACGCAAAATTATTATTCGCTAACAAATTGTTCAGAGCTCATAATATGACTAACGAACAAAAAGTTAAGGTAATTGAAACTTTGGATAGAACGAAATCAGTAAGAGAGGTTAAATTAGTATTCTCTACATTAGCAGAGAACTTCAAATATACTTCATCTTCAAACAAGAACGCTAAAAAATCTATTTCTGAAGGAATCGCTAGTAAAGTAACAAAATCTACTAAGCCAGCACAAGCTAAGCAAGTAATTGCTGAAAACACAGATTTCTCTGAAAGATTTAAGAAATTAGCAGGTATTATTAAATAAAATTATTAAAAAAAACAAACAATGGACATTAAAAAATTAATGACAGGCGCTAACCCTCAAAGCGTAATGCTTGAACAAACTAGAGGTTTGAAAGGCAAATGGGAAAAAACAGGCTTACTTGAAGGAGTAGGTTCTGAAACACAAAAGCATGGTATGGCAGTAATGTTAGAAAACCAAGCAAAACAATTATTAGATGAGGCAACTCGTACAGGTACTGCAGCAGGTTCTGAAGAATGGGCAGGTGTAGCGTTACCTTTAGTAAGAAGAATCTTCGGTTCTATCGCAGCTAAAGAATTCGTTTCAGTTCAACCAATGAACTTACCTTCAGGTCTTATTTTCTATATGGATTTCAAATATGGTACTCAAAACGAC